GCCAACACCTGTACCACACAACAAGATGTACATAGCTTCATCAAAGCTTTTAACATCATCAACAGGTAGGTAGGAACAGTTGTAGCCAGCAGTGTTGTCCCGATCTAATGCCTTACCAGCAGTCATAACACTACGCATAGAAGGCATAACTTCCATGTTATAGATGGCATCATGCAGCTCAGCATACAGGGTGCTACTCATCTTAAAGTTATGTTCTTTCTCTAGGTGAGCAGACATGAAGTTTAAGTAACGCTCTACTGTCTCATCCCAATTCTCTCGCCGTTGGTCATCATCCAAGTAACGAGCATACCGACTCTTGGCAATGTATTGCTCATAACTTCCCATGTAATTACTCATTCAAGTTCCTTTTCTATCTTATCAGCTTTATCTTCTATCACATCCATAAACCTATCAACAAGGTCATCACTGCTTATGTCCAACAGTTCTAATATTGTAACACAATCTTCACGTCTTAGCAAGTCTGCAATGTCATACAGAGTGAGACTCATGAGTAAGTCTCACGTAAGTAGTTAAGACTTACAGGCAGCTCATCGAAGCTTCCTTCAACCACCTCATTGAACATCCACACACCAGCCCAAGAGCCATTGGTTTGTGGTGTTAAGTAGCCCTCGTCATGTTGGTAACAGATGCCAGCAAACAAGCCAGTCATACGCTTACCATCAGCCCTACGAGCATAGGCAATGCCCCTGTCCTGTACGTGCCCCATGACACAGCTCATATGCTTCTTAGCCAGCATCAACGAAGGCGAGCTAACAGGCCTTCCCATAACACCAGAGGTAAAATAATGACAATAAGCAATGCCGTCCAGAACCACAGGCTGAAGAAAATCATAACACTCCCAACCATAAGAAGCGAGTTTAAGGTCATGATAACCAACGAGCCCATCCAGTTTTCTATCGCTCTCAATAGCTCTTTGAATACGTTCTTCATGGTTTCCAAGTAGAAAAACAAGGCGTGGGTTCCACTGTTTCTCTTTATTTCTTTTAAGACGCTCTTGTTCAGATTTAATCGGAGACAAAAGAAGTTCCATTCCAGTGTGCCCTGCCTCAATATCCGCTTGATAAGTTCTACCTTCAAAGCTTTTCTTCCCTACATCATAAATTGAAAGGCTTGGCATATCCCAATGATCGCCAAGGTGGATGATAACATCTGGTTTCTTCTCTGCTGCATACTTGCCTACCCATGCTAGATGTTCAAGAGAAACCCCGGGCTTGCATTGTGTATCAGGAATAACTAAATGGCGCATTACTCTTTTGCTTTCTTAGTTTTCTTCTTTGGCTTGGCTTGCTCTTGTTCCCATGCAATCAATGGGTCTACATAAATTTTATTAAACTCTGCCTCTACATCATAGCCATAGACGTTGCTTAAGAAACGAGCAAAGGCACGAAGCACATCAGGCCAGCGTTCATTACCATCAAAAGAAGCATACTGTGTTAAAACAATGTCTGGATATTCACGATATTCAAGACCATCATGATACCCTTTTTGTTCTACATGAAACATGAAGCGAGTGTTATTGCTATCCATATAAGTCCTTAAATGTTTGGGAATAGTTGTTTGATAACATCACGACACTGCTCAGCAATGAGGCGATGTTCCTTCTGTGTTGCTTTGTCACAACGAATATCAATGTAATGAAGCCAGCTACGAAGAGTTCCATTCATATACATTGTACTCTCTGTTAGTCCTTCTGGCAACACCTTACGTGCTGTCTCTTTTGCTATGCCTCTTTCTAAAGCAAGCTTATACAAAAGAGAAGACTCACGAATCATACGTTCTTGTATGTCTTTCCACCAAGCCTGTGTGATTGTATCAGTTGTCTCAATGCTGTTCTGTCTGTTCTTCTCATCTTGAAGCCGAGCCTCTGAGGAAACAAACGTGGTAGCAATGGCATACCTCTGACTAAACTCCTGAAAGCTAAAGCTTCTGTGTCTTAACATTTGTCTGGCAATGTCACGTGTTGTAACAATCTCCATACAAACATTCACCATCTCAAAGGGACTCCAATGCTTATTATCTATTAGATATTTAATAAGCTTAGGAGCAGTGGCTGTGTTGTTCTTGTTATCTGGATTGGACACACGAGCCATCTCTGCAATGAGGGCTTCACCATTTGGTGTTGCCCATACAAGCCTAACCCCCATCCGCTTTGTCCTCTGGTACTGCCAAGGTGTTTCCTTGAGCAATTGCTTCTTTAAGAATAGCAATTAGGCCATAACGAAGAAGAGCTTCTTTGCCTTCCTTGTCTGTTACAAAAGAACAATCTGCTGAGCCATCTTCATTCTCTTGAAGAGTTACCAGTTCAATATTCATGTTTCAAAACTCCTTACAATGTGTGGTTCATCATAACTACCTATCACAGGAAACACTTCTGCTTTGTTTATCCGCATCTCAATGCGTTCATCTGCATCTTTGAATGAACCAACCATGAAGTCTCCTGCTGCCTCTTTAATAACTTGCTGAGCCTCTTCTTTAGTACGTGCTAGGATACACTGAAGGCCACCATACTCACTACTAGGAAACGGAACCCAATAGTTAACAAGGTATAGATACCATTGTTCATTAGTGCTTGGCTCTACGTGTTGTGGTGGGTTTTTCTTTGGTCTTCCCATTTTCTTTCCTTTGTAATTTCTCTGAAGCTGTCTTCTCTGAATGACATGGTTTGCATAACACCTGTAGGTTTTCTTTCTCACAGAACAATCTAGTGATGTATGTTTCCCAATCAATAAAGCCTGTCCTTGGGTCAACAACAGGGAAGATGTGGTCAACCTGTACATCCTTGGCAACGAAGTGTCTTGAGCAGTGAGCACAAGAGTAATGCATTGCCATCTTGTTTGTCTTCTTGTTAACCTGTCTTCCAATGTAAGCAGCCTTCAAAGCTTTAAACTTAGGAGGCCACCTACGTGTTGCTGTCCTCAGAGCAGAGACAACAAAGCTTCTAAATCTTGCTGCTGTCCACTCACTGTCATTATACTTTTGTTCTGTACCACTGACAGAGGAGGTTTCCGAATCCTTCAGTTTCTTTTTCATCATGGCTTGTATCTCCCATTGTAAATCTTATTGCATGTACAAGCTCATGAAAAAATGTAGCTCTTGTTGCTTGCTCATTCATGTTAGAACGAAGAAGTATTTCATACTTGCCCGGGTCACACATGCCGAAGTCATGAAGTTCATCAACATAGTTTACGTTCCATTCACAACCTCCGAGCCAGAAACTGGAGGGAACCACATCTGTTCGGGGAATCGTCTTAGCCATAATAAAAGTCCATTCTCTTTAACTCGTTCTTCGCCCAGAGCCTCCAAGCAAACGGCAAGCATCTCGCTTTCTGTCTTGGCTTTGGCAAGCATCTTTGTTGCTTTCACATCCCCCACTCCCTTGATACCCACAATGTTGTCTGCTCTGTCGCCCATCAACATCTGCTTGTAAAAGAAGCGGAGTCCTTGTTCTTCGGAAACAAAGTACTTGTCTTGCTTCACAAAATTGTAATGCCATCCTGCCACCTGATTAAAGTCTTTGTCTACTGAGACAATGATGCAATCTTCCTGAAGTTCTGTTGCTCGTATTGCTATGAGGTCATCAGCTTCTTCATCAATGCTCATCGTTGCTCCCCATGCGGTAACTAGGTAGTTACGTAGCATCTCTAAATGCGCTGGCTTCTCTTGTGTTCTGTTCCCTTTATAAGGGGCAGTGATCGCTATGTCTTTCCTGAAGTTTGTCTTCCCTGTGAGGAACACTTCCCAACTCTCAAGACCTAGCTGATTCATAAGGATGTCCTCAAGAAAGTTAGCCATCGTTGTAATGGCTTGGCTTTCTGAGTCATCCTTACAAGAGAAGGCAATGCGATAGCACATCACATCACCATCTACAAGAGCAATCATTACAGGACTACTTCTGCTTCTTCTTCTTGTACAACAGGAGGAGAAGCTAGCTCTTTAATACGCAGAGCAGCGTTGTCCTTACTGTGCATCAACGAAGGAGCATTGCCATGCATAGCTGACATCTTGTGTGTGTAAGAGCTGATGGTTGCTTCTGCAACTGTGCCATTACCAATGAGGTCAGGAGACACCATGCTGTTGTTATCATCAATAGCTTTGATGGCATAGTTACTCTTGACGATGATGTATTTACCACGTCCATACTTGTCATCTGCTTTCTCTTTCACCTTTACACCAAGCTCTGATGTAAGGCGTTGTGCAATGGAATCACTCAGGCCACCGATACAAATCTCAAAGCGATTGTTATCTGCATTGAACTCCCGATTAGGGACTTCCATGTGTTTAGCCCAGAACAATTTACCCACTACTTTTACTTGGTTCATCTTTTTTCCTTTGTATAAAAACAATATTATAACACATTTTTCAATGTGTGTCACGCCATGTCTTGCCTATATTAAACTCACCAGATACAGGGCAACGTAAGCCTAACAAAGTTCCTGCTTTTTCTATGCTCTGCACTGCTAGTTTTCCTACAAGCTCGCCATCTTTTTCTTTTGTTTCAATCTGCCATTCATCATGGACATTTGCACAAAAGCCATACCAAATCTTATTCCTCCTAAGCTCTTCATCTAACAAGACAAGAGCCTGTTTCATTACAACTGCGCCAGCCCCTTGCAATAGGCTATTAACTGCTGAGTGTTCGGAACGTACCCATATTTTTCTACCATCAAGCCCCGGTACAAAACCCTTGCTTGCATACTTGGATACGTTATTTCGTAAACTTTTGAGTGCGGGAGTGTTGGAAAGAAAACTTTCGATGAGCTTCTGTCCAG